TTTTTCCGGCACCTTTGGATTCTTATTAATGAACTTAAGCGCACTGACAACTTTACTTCGCTGTGGCATTTTTAATATGCTCTATCAACTTGACTACAGCGGTATCAGCTCTTGCCATCTTCACCTTCGGCAGACTCGGTGTCGCTGGTTCTATCTCATCACTACCTTCACCACCAGCTTGCAATGCCTGTTCACGCGATTGCTGTACCATATCATGTTCTTTTTTAAGGTGTTCAACCAACACCTTATAATCCAACTCTAATGGGCTGGAATATAGAAGCTTGTTATTCGTAACTGCATCAGCAATCCATTGAATAAGCCGCGCCTTGTTCTCTGGGTCAAAACCAATTTCCAAAATCTGATAAATACTGATTGCAGCTTTCATTTTAGTGTCATCGACCTTAACTTGGTCGGAATCAGGCTCGCGCAAGTATGAAGGCCACACAGCCGTATAGCAGTTCGTCCATTCGTAAAAAGCTTCCCGGTATGTCATACTCCTGTATTTTTCCGGGTATTTCTTACGCAGCGACTTAAAGAAGGCCGGAGTCCAAGCCCGGTGCATAACTATACGATCTAAGAACCGGTATACCGGGTCCATGGTCTCCCGGAGTCGGTCTATATAGCGAGCAACCGCTTTCGCGTCTTCCGAACCTTCCCCAAACCCCTCGGCGAAAGACTCTTGGGTGAGGAGTTTTACGGGCATATCAACCGCATTAGAGATATTCTCGAGTATATTACGACGAGCCAGAACATGCGGACCTTCTAGGTTTTGCATGTTGAGAGATTCAATTTCTTCTTCCGGTGTGATATTGATTACGTTGCCGGTTTCTGCTTCTTTGACGATGGACCGCTTAAAAGAATTGGCCCATGCCATGATATTGTCGACGAAGTTGCCGGGTTGCTTAATCTTGGCAACGAGTACGCCAACCTTGGTTTCGACAAGATCATCGGCAATGAGGGATTTGATGTATGATTTGAGCGGATAAAAAGCACGCTGATAAGCACTACGACCGACAAAGCCAAAAGCAGAAGTAGTATAGCCAAGGTATATGGGCTTTTCATTGGTGACAGTCACAGAGCGAGAAGGGTGGTACGCTGTACCAGATACAGCAATTTGTTGATACTTCATGAAGTCCATAGCATTGGGATTTTGGTTAAGAACGAGAGAACCAGATGTATTAAGAGGGTCCAATATATTAAAGCTAAGATTAAGATCAGGTAGATCCCAATAGTCAATCGGCTCATTGCTCTTTAACCCATCTACCAAGACTGCGATAGATGCAACCCCATAAATGCGACTGACAGTAAGAAGATTATGAACAAGAAAATCACCACCAATGTTTTTCCACTCATTTTCAAAAGCACTCACACAAAATTCAGCAGGGCTGTCAGGAACCTTGATGTTGCGTTTTTGAGCAAGTGCAAGAGATACAGGACCTTCGGTAATACGTGCACCAAGCGGATGATAGAGGTAGATTTCTTTACATGTCTGATATGAAATTACATCCCCGGGAATAATATCCGGAGCTACCAGCAGCTCTTGAAGAGCGTTGCCGGGTGTCGTTCCAACAACAGAATAAGGGACAGAAGGCATGATTACCTAATTGGTGATCCGTAGACCGATAGCCCTAGTATCCCGGTAAGAAGAAATAAAACAAACCATCCACCGAACGGTGCCCATGGTTGACCAGCAGGGCGCCATGGATTCAAGCCCCATACACCAAAGACAAGTGTAAGTACGTAGATAATCCAAAACCAGATATTCGCGCCCATGGTGTCACTCCCGCATTAACAGAGTAACAAGTTTTTGTTCAGCATCATTATATTGTGCCTCTAATAACCGCGCGTAGGCTTCAGGATATCTATCACGTAGCATGGCGCGCGTGGCATCATTCATATGAAGAAAATTCATAGCTATCAACACACGAAGCAATTTCTGACCATCAGCATTAATGATCTCCGGTTCCTCACCTTTAAGGATAACCGGGGGTGATGGCCACCTAGAGTTCCACCGAGGATCTTCTTCATTTCGCATGGTAGTAGGGACCCGATCCGCCCTTAGCAACATCGGGTCCCCTGGGGCAGCCGATGGCCGCTTCCACCATTACCGCTCACGCGGTAACTGGTTCAGTGAATGAGAAATACAATGGAGCCGAGTATACTGGGCCATTGTGAACTTGTACAGGAACCACGGCTGGCGCAAAGAGCGAAGGTTTAACGATCGTTGTAACTTCAGTTGAAGATACTAACGTCGTAGGCTCATCAAAATCACCAAACTTGATAATTGTCTCTGCATTGAAACTAGATCCAATGCAAGATAGCGTCAGATCATCACTCCCAGAAACAACCGTATCAGGTGACAATGAATCTAGGCTAAATGCAGCCTCCTGCATCCGCCGATGATGATCTTGCCCAAGTTTCCACTTTATGTGCAGACGCTGGCTCATTGTGCCACAGGCTCCGTAAAGGTGAAATCTAGCGGTGCCGTGTAGATCGGACCATTACGTACGAGCACCGGTACAACAGCAGGAGCAAAGAGCGATGGTTTCACACCGGTTGTTATCTCGGTATCAGAAACCAAGGTCGTCGGTTCATCAAAATCGCCAAACCTAATGACAGAACCCACCGTGAACCCTGTGCCAAGGCACGACAGCACGAAATCTGGATCACCAGACACGGCCGTAGCCGGGTTGAGTGAGGCGAGCGTCGGTGGTACTCCATATTCGATCTCGAATGTGGCACCTTTAGGAATGCTCTTAACAGTAAGTTCCTTGAATAGGACTAACCCATTCGATAACAACTCACTCCCAGCGCCGATATGAGAAGTTGCAAGATGTATATTGAATAGCACACTGGTACCATCCATTAAGCAGAAATAATCATCGTCATAACCAGATGGTGAGGTTATCATCGTAACTTTGGCGAGTATGCCATCTGTAGCGATGATAGTGCCAATTTCTGCTTCAGTGATCGTGGGCATGTTACCACCCCTCCCAGTTCCCAAGACTGATCGCTATACCGTAGGTAAAAGCGTCAAGCAGATCGTCATGGCGATCCTCGACGTCACCTACACGAAAGCCCATAACCTGACCAAGAAGATGGTTCTTGGTTACTTGCTTAAAAGAAATGATGCGATTAAACGCTGTTTCTAGTAGCTTGACTTTGCCACGATAGACATAACCAGAAACGTTCAAAGCACGTTCGGCCTTACCAAGCTGTGTCAGCTTCTGCGGCATCTCGTGAACTTGATAATTGCGACGGCGCGCTTGCTGAAGAAGAATGCTGCCAGAAGCTTTGTCCTCAACAAAGCAACCACGCGATCCTAGCCGTGCTTTGCAGCTTACAGAATACTCTTCGAGATTTCTATAAACCGCAGGCAACCAATATTCAAGAACCGAGCCCTCGATCTGCAGGTATTCATAATCAATAATCTTGAGCCACTTTTCCTCGCCCAGTTGCTCATAGGCCCAGTAGACAACACCTGTTCCGTCGTTCTCTTTACCGGTTTTGACGGCAGTGTCCATCGTAGCGAAAACGTACATGCAGCGTGAAGGGAATGGTTCAGGCTTCCCATCTGTTAGCAAGTTTGCTAACGAAAAGAAGGCTTCACCAGACCAATCTACGAATTCAGCCAAGTACTCTTGTGCGTATACGAGCGGGTGGTTATCCGCTTCAAGTCGAGCCAGCTCGTCCGCGGGTAGGAATGGGTTACTATGGGATGGGGCGTGATATTCTGTGAAACCGTATTGGGGGAGATTGCAGATGCGCCAGAAGAAATTGTCCTCGTTGATTCCGTTGGTGTTGGAGGCGACGATGGCCGCGCCACGGAAATCGAGTAAGGTCGGGCGAATGGCCTTTTCCCAAACAGCCGTTGCATTAGGTTTCGTAAACGCAGCTTCATCGATAATGACAAGGTGGTAATGCCTAGATCGTCCTGCTTTTTCATCTTCTAGGGTCCACAGTTCGATACGTCCGCCGGTGTTGGTGCGCAGAAGACCGAGGTTGCGAGAAGACGATTGAATGGCCGGGGCTAGAGTGACCTCATTCTCGGAATAGGCTTCGGATGCGTAACGATAGTTTGGGACAAACCATCCCACAGAAGCGCCCTTGGCTGCAAGATCGCAGGCCACGGTTTTAAGGAAGACGGTCTTACCCCAACGCCGACCGCAGCGGATTGCACGAAACCGGGCTCTAAGGTTAAACGCCTCAATTTGACCGGGGTGGAGGTCTGGGAGTTCGATATCGTACCCAGACTTTATATCACGTGCAAGAGGTTGATAGTTCATGAGGCATTCACTGTTGCATTCCACAACTTGGCGTGGCAATATGCTTTACAAGGTGCACGGGCACCGAACACAACTTAAAGGAGTTGGCTATGTCAATGTGGGTTCATCTAGATAAAAACATGCGGCCCAGAGGCTACTCTATGCCGTATCAAGAATACATCTCATGGTTTGTGTATGGCTTTCTTGGTATAGCCTATCTGCTATACCAAATGTCTACGATCCTAGCTGTAATCGGTACCACATGGTTAGTAATGTGTGGTGTGAAGTATTTTGTCGATCGTAAAATTGTCAAAGGCACACTGTGCATGTGTTTAGCAATACTTCTAATGAGTGTTGTGTATGATAGCGATGCTTTAGGCTTTCGTAATTGCGCATCAAAAACACAAGAAACAGCTTGTGCTGATTGGCACTGGCATCCTGAACGTAACCAATGGGCTACATCAGAACACAATAACAAAGAAGCAGCCGAATACGAAAAAGGGCAACAAGAAGAAATGCTAGAAGCAGCAAGAAAGAAGAAAAGGGAAGCAGAGGATATAATTAGAAATAAACGACTAGATGCTGAAATAGCAGAATTGGATAAAGAAATTCAGAAAAAACGGGCAGCAGAACTAGCCAAGCTGAAAGCAGAGGGGTATGCCAAATGATGTATACACTCTTACCATGGCTTATTGCTGCTCCATTTATAGCCATGATTATAGCACGATGGCAAAAAGGGCCTGAACCGGGGTCGGGATTACCGGTCCAGGAAAGTCAGGGAGGAACGCCAAACAATGTGCTTCCGTTCATACGTGCAACCCGTGAAGAACGAAACAGGGTTATGGCTCTGCAAGGTCATAAGTGCGCGAACCCATACTGCAACATGGATCTAAGGGGCGGTGCGCCCCATTGGGATCATATTGTACCAAGAGCACGGGGCGGAACAGACAGCTTGCACAACATGCAATGGCTTTGTGATGGATGTAACTTGAGCAAGAGTGCTCAGGATTGGCCGGTGTTTCTAACTCAGTACGCAGCCGGGTTGGGAATAACGCCTGACGTCAACAGCGTGCCGATCCAGCGATGGTTTGCTATGAGGCAGAAGGTGTGCCGCTATTGAGAATGTATTCACAGTTGCGGTCCATAGCCGGTTGTGGCATAATGCTTTACACGTTGCATTATGTGACGTGCCAATACAAAGGAACTTAACTATGGACGAAGTTTGTACATGCACGTTCGTTGCTGCCGGTGAACCGATGCAGAACAACGAGTGCACGGTCCACACCCAACCAAAATATGCCTGTGACGAGTGCGGTTGTGATAACTACCGCCCCAGGAAAGCACCGATACCCGGTGGAGGTTACCGGGGTATGGATCAATGGTTCGCATGTGTTTGCGGACACTTGGCGCAGAGCCACAATTAGCTAACCCGGTTGAATGTACTTTCAGTCGGCTAGCGGCGAGGTCGGTTGCTCCCAGAAAGGTATCCTGCGGATTCAACCGGGTGGTGTGCCTTAGAGGCGCGCCGTCATAGTAACCGTTCAAGGGTACCGATCGCCGCACCACCAGAGGAGTAAGGAACATGAACATAGCACAAGACGAACGTGTGTGTACGATATATCGTAATCACGACCGCACACACAAAGATATCAGCATATTCGAGGCACTCGATGCCTTTAGAATCCATATGTGTGATAGCAAAACCGTCGGTGTGACATTGCTATATAAGGGGTATATCACCCTAGAATGGCACGCCAGTAAAGGTGTCGTCTATCCTAGAAAAGAGTTGGTGTGATGTATACGGTTCAAAACGAAAGGGCAAAGCTATGAACAAGGGAAAACCAACATACTACGACGATAACTATGGCTTCTATGATATAGAGAGCGAAGAGGATGTCACTTTCTATCACGAAACGCAGAGGCAGAGCGTGCAGAAAAAGTGTGCCGGGTGTGGGAGGAGTGTTAAGATAAAGCGTGAATACGCCTATTGCAACACATGCGCGGACAAGCTTGAACGGGGAGGGGACCTTGGCTGACAAGTTCTCGGTCTGCCAGTTTTTCGTAGATGGCAACTACGAATACGTGCGGCGCTACGTCGGAGCTGAGGAAGCTGTCAAAGCGTTCCAGCACTACACAAACTCGGTTGCCGTGAAGATGGGCGTGATTGACCGGGTGATTCTCACCGACGGTGGTGACTGCGTCAACATGGAATGGGTGAAGGGCAAGGGGATCACGTATCCGCCTGAGCTGGTGGGGAGGTAAGAAGATGCCTTGGGGGCCAGGAAAATACGATGATCTATGTACCACTGCGTTTGATGGCGCGAAAATAAAAGGCAGAGGAGGTGTGATCGTTATTGTAATAGATGGGGATAGGGGTAGTGGGTTTTCTGTTCAAGCTGATATTCAAACATTAACAGCACTGCCACTGATTCTAGAAGACGTTGCTAAGGAAATACGTGAAGCTGGTGGTACCGGTTAATCGGGGTCGTGGCCGTTGCCCTTAGCTCGTTCAGCCGGGGTGATGACCTTGGGGGAGTCGTCGACCGAAGCATCACCTGAGGGCATGATGATGTTAGTTCCAGGGAGGGCGGGCAGACCGCCATGGATTCTGATGTTAAGGTTGGCGTTGACATCCTGCGTCTGCTGGGCCAAGCGCGGGTGTTCGTACACAGCGACCGCCTTCGCAGCATCAATCCTGACGGGCATTGGTAGCCGGGGATCCCATACAACTTCGTTCAAAAAGTCTTTGGGCGGAATACCATATTTATCGTATTTGTGCTCAACAACGCCCTTAACGTCAGCATCAGCTGACGTCAAAGGCGTGTATGGAGGAAATTTGGGCATAGGACATGGGCGGGAAGACCTGCCAGCGTGGAAGGTTCCAGGGATAGACGTGGCATAGGCTCTGCGTCCATCAATGGGACAAGGGACATAACACAGTTTGCCGGGTTTGACAAGGGGTATTTTGCAATGGCAAGAAATAAGAGCCGGTGTTTCATTGGTGGAGATATAGGGTGGAGATATATGGGTTATGTGGATAAAATGCCTGAGGCGGTGAGAAAACGATTAGCGAATAGCCGGTATAATATCTGCGCTGCGTGTGTGACTGAAGAAATGAATGGCCGTGATGGTGTGAAAAATGAGGAAGCATGGTTTAAGGTTATAGAGTACTTCGAAAAACGTATAGAGGATGAAGAAGATGAAGGATGACACCGAGCCGGTGCGACGAGCGATGATAGAAAGCGGTCAGCCGCAGAAGGATTTGGAGCAGGTGATGGAGGCGGGAGGGAACCGGTGGGATACACAGGAGTTGCAGCGAGATTTTGAGGTAATCGGGTTCTTAGCACCATATGTAGTGGTGCGAAGGCGGGTGGATGGAGTAAGGGGAACGATGGAGTTTACTCACAGTCCAAGGTGGTATTTTGGGTTTAAGGAGGTAGGGGGGTAGGGCCTTGGATCTCGTCTCATCATTCTGGGATAGAGGGGTCTCACCTTGTCTGGTGGGTGATGAGAGCGAAAATAGAGGATGACTGTGTTTTCTGGTAAGAAAAAGGGTGCGGCATAACACCGCACCCTGTGGTATGGACCTTGATGTGGGGTGCAGGGCCATGGCCCTGCACCATTTTGATTACGCTACAGGCGGGCTAGCAAGGGCCGTGGTAGCGGGCTGATTGGTGCCCGCTACAGGGGTAGCGGCCACGGGCAGCGCCCCAGCCTGCCCGTACAGCGTGCCATTGGCTTGGAGATATACACCGTAGGTGTAGAGCCAAATGAGATGCGCCGTAGCGCCGTAAGTACCGGTTGCCTTGAACCCAGCGGCGACAGCCGCTGTGCAGAACGCCTCGTAAGTGAACGTGCCATTACCGGCCGCCGCCAAGGGTGCAAGGACCTTGGTGTACATGACGTGGCCCGGGGTATTGGGACGCCATGGGTTAGCACCCTGTAGGGTGAGCGTGGTAGCAGGCACGAACAGGTTACCAGTGCGTTGCGCTCGGAGACACAGAGCGTTAGCAATGTGGTGACCGCCCTTGGTGGCAATACCCATCGGCGCTTGGTGCGGTGCTGCCGGGATGGTGACCGGGGTGACCGGGGTGACCGGGGTGACCGGGGGTGCCTTGGGGGCGACAGACTTGGGAGCAACGGACTTGGCGAGCTTTGCAGTGGACTTGGACATGGTATGGTACTTTCAGGTTGTGCCCCTAGGGGGCGGTTGCGCCAGCACCTAGCTGGCATGCATGTAACCTAATGGCATTAGGGCTCGTTGTAAAGCATTTTATGCAGAAGAATTTGCATGGCTGGTATGCGGAAGACGCAGGGTTGCTGAAGTATAGTTGGCACGGTATTTGCTACGCGAGCGCGCGCTCGCGCGTTGTTTAAATGTGACGTGCAAATGCATGGCAGTTATGCTGACATAACTGATATGCAAAGATGAGTTAGCACGAAGATGCATGACTGATATGTTGACATGACAGGGATGCGATTATGGAATGATGGCGGAAAGAAGGCAGACTCTGTCCGCGGATTCTATCCAGCGGATTCTATCCAAAAGATCCTACTGAAAGACTCACAGCGATGGAGAAAGAAAAAGAGCCGACCGGTGAGGGTCGGCTCTTGTACATCAATCCACAACTTCGATATTTGCCGCACCATACTCTTGGCACTGCTTGCACTTAATGCGATGCTTACGCTCAAAGCCCTCGCATATATCGTCTGTGGGCGCGCCATAGGCTGCGGTTAGTGGATCATCAAACAGACTACTGAAGAAGTTGTTGGCGACTTTGCAGTTTGGATCGAGAGGTGCATGATACCGATACATAGCCTGTACTCCTTTGGGTTAGCCCCAAAAACACAATGCCATAGTGATGTGGTCATTGCAAGTGTGATGTGGTCATTTGAACTGATGTCATTTGATAGATTCTACAGAATCTTATCTCTGTACGATTGACTCGGTAGAAAAGAATAAGAGAAAGACGAGCTGACCGGGGGATGGACCCGGCCAACTCGTCAGGGCGATCACTCTACATTAATGAAGCCCTTGGAGTAATCCCACCGAACATCGTTGGCGGCAAGGCTCTTGGGGTTCCCGGCCTTATTCGATTTGTCAATGTATTCGCCTACCGTCATGCCATCTTCGTACAACGCATACCGGATTTGCGAATGGCGCTTCTTAGGGTTTTGAGATGCAGGGATCAGGATCTTGATAACCTGCTCGAGCTTAAAATGTGGCTGCGCAAGATACTTGACAACCGATGGTGTGGACTTACGATCCTTCTTCGGCTTCTTGGGCTTATCGGTGGTTTCAGCCGGTGTGCCTTCTGCAACAGCCTCAACAAGAGCAGCCACCGGATTTGGGGTTGTAGTGACTTCACGCATGTCATCTGTCTTGAGAGCAGGATTGACCGGGGTGGTGGCTTGAGTCGCGGTCTCTTTCGTGGTAATGCGGTCTTGCATTTCTTTCAAACGCTCGGTCTTCGACTTCTTTGCTGTTTTGGTCATTGTCGTGTGCTTTCAGGTTACAGTGGCTTTCGGCGTTATTGCCTGCCACCTGTTCTGTATACCCTACTGAAAGTACTTTGTAAAGCAAGATTGCATCTTATTTTTACAGACCGAGTCAATCCGCCGAATCATATCATTGATGGAATCGTTCGCAATAGATAGAGATGACCGGGGTTGATTAGACCCCGGTCGATCTTTACAGTTGTCGGCGTTCAATCTTAACGTTGATATCGTCTAGATCTGCGCTCGTTTCCATCCACTTCTTGGCGACATGAGCATGATAAGGAGCGAACCTTAATGCTTGATCGCTACAGAGCCTACCTAGAGTACTAACGATCTCTGGAAGACCATAATAGGATACTAACCGGGATAATATTTCTGCATCGTCTGGGTTCATGGTTTCCCTCTGTTTGTCCTCGTTTTGGGCTCGAAGACAGGATGTACGTACGGCGTGCATGCGGCAATGTACATTATGTTTTCTGTTTTTCTAGGTTTTTATACCCAATTTGGTGACATTTTCTATTCATCTACTGAGGTATATGCACTGCACAAATACCTCCGATTTATGATGGTTTTAGGGCTGTTTTGGCCGCTGTTGGCGCAGCCTTCCCGCGATGTCATTTTCGCGGTTGTACGATGTCATTTGACACTTAGAAGAGCAGAATTTCTGCCAAGATCTGCGTGCAAGAAACTGATTCTTGCACTCAGGGCAGGTTCGCGGTTTCATTAGATATCCTGGTTTAGGACGTGATGTCATCTGTTTGGTCCTTTTGGTTGTAGTGGGGCGGTAATGCCATTAACATATGGCGCGCTACTTGGCCAGCCACAAGCCATAAAAACGCACAGGAGCATCGTTTGCGGGCTCTGGAGAGGCAATCTAGGCGCAATAGCGGCTAACGCACCGTAATTTTCGCAAGAGGTACGGTGATTTGGCAGAAGTTCGTATCGACTAATACACGATTGTGGCCTATCAAATGGACAATAATAGCCTGGATATCGGCGACTGGCGTGTGGATTATCACGCGTTTGCCGGGTTTATATGGATTTGCGGCTGTTTTTTCAGTAACCAACTGGTTGAGTGACTCCATTATACGGAGTTTGTCTATGATGTCATTCGGTACAAGAGCGATATTCGGTCCAAATCTAACGTAATACGCGCGTGGGTGTGTGGATACGAGACTGCGGGGGTGGGTTGCTGAATCTGGTCTGGCGAAGATATAACCGGGGTAGACTGGGGTGGGGATTGATATCGGTCTACGCATTCCGTGTGGGCGGGAAAGACGTCCGTATTGTGGGTAGTAAATTTCGGTCGCCGGGAAGTGCTCTGCGATGTGTTTTGTGTACCGGTGTTGTTGGGCGGTGTTGCAGTGTAGTAGGAACCAAAACATGGTTCGACCTCTTTTCAAACGAGGGCGGCTGCACACATGTGTGGCCGCGGGGGAGAGCAGGCGCATGTACTTTCTGTACTTCCTGCACATACATGCGTGCGCATATAAAGGCGTTCAAGGTTGAACTGCATGTACGCATGGATGTACACTGTACACGGTTTATTGGGAAAACCAGACAAAACCAGTACAAACCATGTACATCCACGCACAACCTGGTATACCAGGATTTGCAACTTATTATACATCCTCTAATCCTTATTTTGATGTTGTTCTGTACAATCATCTACAAATACTTCAGTTGCATCTGGGTTTAAACACCGATCCAAGGCCCCTGGATCTATCTGCTCATACCTGATACTCCACTTGCTTCTAAACCAATCCCGTAACTCGTTCGCCTTGTAAAATACAGCATTCCTATTCAACCATGCCCTCAATTTATCGATGTCCCCATGACTCACCCCGTTTCGCTCACACCATATCTCCAAAACATCTAGTTTGAAAAACATTTTCTCTTGCTTATGTTTCAATCTAATAAAATCCCCACACTTTCCCGATAAATATTCTTCACCTCTTGCTCTTACCATCATCGGTACATGACGCAAAATAAATCTTTCCAACAAACGCAACTCTTCTGCTCCCTCCCGGTATACTTCACCCGGCTCCACTACCACGGCATCTTCTAAGTTTCTATTGACCAATTCTGTCCATTCATGTTTCTTCATTGGTGGAATCATTGACATTCGATGTTCCATCCGTTTAATATTAAATTTGTCCAAGCTATTTAAATCTCTAGCCTCCATCTGCATTCGATCTTCCCCTACAAAGAATACAGCAGGGACAGTCTTTAGTATCGTGATACCAAAATCAATCTTACTAGAATCACCTTTACCATTTCCGACTCCATATGTTTCCAACCGGCAAATCCGTGCGTTGCATCTTCCATTAATCGGGGGTTGATCGCACGTATATTCATACGTGCGGTGCTTCATGTCCTTGATCATCTCTTCTAATTTCTGTTGATCACCGGGTGGCTTAAGGATAAAATAGTTGACCCATCGTAATGCATCTTCCCAGTTTTCGCTATATTTTCTTTTAAAGAATGTGGCACAGTTGAATAAGAAGTTGTGCTGGTATGTGGAAACGCCTAGTTCTGCAAGGATACTAAGACAATAGGGGCCATGCTTGAATGTTTCTTGTGGTGTTGCACCATCAAGAAGCCATCTACCGGTTGACTTCGTTCTGCCATTACCGTTACCATTGGGCTGGGCATTGGAAGATCCCTTATCTTCCAATATACTTGGATCCGCATACACCTCGCCATATATTTCCACGAACTCTTCAACCAACAGATTACCCCCCGTTTCAGTGATCGCGCAGTGATCGTCGGTATCGTAGGGCATGAAAACCCACGATGGGGCATCCTGTGGGTCTGTTAGACGTGCCTGCTTGGGGAAGACCTCATTCCCGGCCAAGTTCAAATATGAGCATATCCTCTTTAAACACTCCATCAATTGGCTAGCTTTTACTCCAACCCTAAACCGTATGTAAAGGTGCAGACCTCCACTCTTACTCCTAACCGGTATCAAGTAATGGAATTGCCTCAACGCGGCATTCCTTATTTCCACAATATCAAAATCATATCTCGTACAATCACCATACTTATCCACATCTATACAACCCCAATAAACGAGTCCATCATCCATCACCGGTCCCAGCCCCACCATTTCCTCCCCGCGCAGATGGCGCATCCATCTCTCTACGCTAACCTCCACCCGTTTCCACCCAATCGCTCCCTCCATAAACTTAGTCTTCCCCTTAGTTTCATCGTAAATCGTTCTTTCAGGATCAGCCCACCCGTGCCCTCTGGGTGAGCTTTTGAACATCTCTAACATTTTTGTTGCTATTTCAACTTGCTTCGTGGGTGGGCGCGTGCTATATATAGTCGTAGACGCCATAGATTCACTCCTGTGTGTCTGTGTCGTTGCTGCTGGTTGGACTCGGCAGATACTGGTAGTGTCCTCCATGGTGAGCTTTGCGAACCAAGGAGGATTACACATACCCTCTCCCTTGACGGGGAGAGGGTGTTCTTTTATGTCAGTTTGATGTAGGAACGATTACAGTGGCATTACAGCCTACGCCCACTTTAGCATCGGCGCAAGGCGAGACATCACCCGATGTGCTACAAAGGCTCTCGCCGTGTAGCACTCAGGCGGGATAAAACACCAACGTCGAGTTTGTCGG